CTTGAGGCTGGAATAGCACTTTATGAAATCGCTTACGAATCCACCAAGTGGGGCGAGATTTACGAGGCGTATTGTGCGGGTACCAAGCGAGAACAGAGTCAGATAGTATTCAAAGAAGCTGACAATATGCTTAAGGGTTCGCCTTTAAGAAAGAAATTTAATATAACCCGAAATGCAATCATTCACTTAAAGACCGGTAGTGCGTTGAAGCCTCTTTCAAAAGACGACGGTAAGAATGGCGACGGCTCTAACCCGGCACTGCTTATTCTTGATGAATACCATCAACACCCGAACACAGATTTCTACGACTTAGGCCTTGGCGGTAATACTCAGCAGGCACTGCTTATGATTATTACCACAGCAGGCAAAGACCTTAACTGTCCTTGTTATCAGCAGGAATATAAGTACGTAAAAAAACTGCTTAATCCTGATGTAACAAGTGTTATTAACGATAATTACCTTGCCGATGTCTTTGAATTAGACGAAGGCGACGATATACATAACCCCGAAAACTGGAAAAAAGCAAATCCTATACGTATGACCTACGAGGAAGGCAGGAAGAAAATTCAGGAAGCCTACGAAATTGCGTTGGTTGTTCCTGAAAAAATGATAGCTTTCCTTACAAAAATGCTCAATGTCTGGGTACAAGCAAAGAACAACGCCTATATGGATATGGCTAAATGGGAAACTTGTGTTGTAGAAGAGTGCCCCATTGATACCAGAGGAATGTCGGTTTACGTTGGATTTGATATGTCAGCGAAAATTGACCTTACCTCAGTTGCTTTTATTATCCCTGTACAGCTCGACGGCAAAGTAAAATACATAGTTTATTCCCATAGTTTTATACCTAATCGCGAAAAACTTATGGAAAGAGCACTTACCGATAAGGTTTCTTACGATGCGTGGGAGCGGAACGGCTTCATTACCGTTACCAACACGCCCATCGTTGACCAAACGGCAGTTATGAATTACGTTCTTGATTTCGTACAAAAACACGAGTGGAAAATCGAGTGCTTGTGCTTTGACCCGGCTAACGCCTCTAAACTTATGATGGAACTTGCCGAAGAGTACGTAGTGGAAGAAGTTTACCAAAGCCCTAAGTCATTAAATGAAGCTACGGCAGGATTCAGAGAGCAGGTTTACGACGGCAACGTTATTGTGCTTATGAACCCTGTACTTAATTTTGCTATGGCAAATGCCGTTACCAGAAGCTCTAACGGCTTAATTAAGATAGACAAAGATGCAGTTAAGCAGAAAATCGACCCTGTTGACGCTACTCTCTGTGCTTTTAAATTAGCATATTATCATGATTTTACTGATTCAGAGGCATTAGTAATGTCTTGGTTGGATTCATAGGAGGTGGAAAATTGAGCTTCAGAAGAAAATTAGCAGATTTTATTATGCCTAAAAATGAGGCGACTACATCAGAATCCAAGCAAGAAGCTCAATCGGGTTCCTCAAAAACTACTGAAAAAATCTCTTTAAACCCGACTGTTTCAGAGTTAAACTCTTTTTTTGGCATAAGCGATATTATAACTCCCGGGCCTGCGTTGTACTCAGCTACATATTATGCCTGTATGCTCATCCGCTGCAATGCTTTCGCAAAACTTCCCTTGAAGATTATGCAGGCACTACCTAAAGGCGGTGCAAGAATTTGCAGAGAGCACCCACTTTACGAAATGCTCACTCTCAGGCCAAACTCTTATATGTCAGCTTACGATTTTAAGTGGGCAACAAAATTTATGACCCTGCATTACGGTAATGGCTACTGGGTATATACTTTCGAACGCGGAAGGATAACAGGTTTATACTTGCTTGATTCCGAAAAAGTTCAAATCCTCGTGGATGACGCAGGAATTATAGGCAAAAAGAATGCTGTTTATTATTACTATTATGACAGCAAAGGTCAGCTCGTTGTATATCCTCACGATAAGGTAGTGCATTTCAAGTGCTTTCCTACTGATGGAATACACGGTATAGGTGTGCGGCATTTTATTGCTTCGAAAATTCACCAAGAGCAGTTGGGCGATTCAGTCGTCAACACAAGGTATGAAGGTGGATTACACGACCCTGTTGTGGTTCAGTACACAGGTGACCTCAGTAATCAGGCTCTTGTAAACAAGATTAACAAAAGATTCGCTCAGATTGGTGGAGTAAAGAACGCAGGCAAAGTTGTTCCTATTCCTGCAGAGTTTACGGTTTCACAGCTTGAAACAAGAATGGTAGATGCTCAGTTCTTCGAATTACGTGGACTCAACGTGATGGAAATAGCCAATGCTTTCGGTGTTAAAAGCTTCCAACTTAACAATATGGAAAAATCGACCTTTAACAACGTAGAGCAACAAAACAAATCTTTTTATACTGATACATTGATGCCTGACTTTGTTGCTACTGAGCAGGAAGTAGATTGGAAACTTTTGTTTTCTTTTGACCGAATGCAAGGTATATTTAGCCAATTTAATGCAGATGCAATACTCAGAGGCGATATAAAGAGCCGCTATGAAGCTTACAACATAGGAATCACAGGCGGATTTATTAAGCCTTCTGAAGTAAGAGAGATGGAAAATCGTCCTTTTGAAGAAGGTTCGGACAAGCTTATTTATGGCAACGGAGCGGCAGTTCCGATGTCTGATATAGGAATTCAGTATAAGTAAGGGGGTGTGAGTATGGTTTTAAACAAAGTTTTCAATTTCACTAAGGATAGCGAGAATAAAGGCTCGATGTCCTTAAAGGGTAACGAAAAGAAAGCAGAGCTTTATTTCTACGGAGATATTGTAAGTGATAACTGGAAAAATTATGGCTGGGCTTACGATGACGATAAATGTCCTAAAGATATCATTGACTTCTTTGCTGACCTTGAAGATACAGCAGAGCTTGATGTTTATATTAACTCAGGCGGCGGTATGGTTTATGCAGGTCTGGCAATTCATAACATCATCAAGCGTCATAGCGGTAAAGTAACAGTTCACGTAGATAGCTTGGCAGCTTCAATTGCGTCTATTATCGCTTTGAGCGGTAATGAGCTTGTTATCCCTGTGTCAGCACAGTTTATGATTCATAAGCCTACAGTTGGTGCTTGGGGTAATGCTGATGACCTTAGAAAAGAAGCTGACTATCTTGATACCTGCCAGGAAACACTGCTCGATATTTATATGGAGCACGTTAAACCCGGTGTTACAGCTGAAACCATCAACGAGATGATTAATGCTGAGACTTGGTTCACAGGTAAGAAGGCTGCCGAGTATTTTAATGTCACCGTTAACACATCCTCTGCACCTATGAATTGTGCAAAATCCTCTTATTTCAAGGATTACGCCAACACTCCCACCGAGGTTATCAATTCTGCTGATAGCATAGACAAAGCTAAAGAAAGATTCCAGTTTGAATTGGAACTTTATTCACAGTAATTTATTTAAGAAAGAAGGAAATATAATGACAAAACTTGAAGAACTTCAGGCAAAACTTGCAGCCAAGCGCAACGAAAGAGTTTCCCTTATGAATGAAGCTCAGACCCTTTTCGATGAAGGTAAGGTTGATGAAGCAAGAGCTAAGCTTGAAAAGCTCAAGAATGTGAGAGCAAGTATCGATGGACTCGAGGCACTTATCGAAGTTGAGTCTGCTTCTGCCACTCATGTTCCTGTGATTCCTGCTGTCTCTCCTGTGACCGATATTTCAAAATCGGCTATGTTTGTGAGAGCTTGTATCAAGAAATTCACAAAGAAAGATTTATCCGAGGCTGAAAATGCTCTTTTACTGCCCACTGCAGATAATCCTGTGGGTGAAAACGGTGAGAGCTACATTCTTCCCAAGGATATTTACACAAGAATCGTTAAGAAAATCCGCTCCTTTAAGTCCATTCGTAACGATATCGGCTACCTCAAGGTAGGTGCACTCTCCGGTACCATCCCTACTGATGATATCGACGGCCTTCAGGAACTCTCAGATTTTACTGATGGCAACGAGCTGAAGGATGATACCGACATTTCTCTCGGCGGCATTAACTATTCTCTTGTAGAAAAGGCAGGTTTTATCGCGTTAAGTAACACTCTCTTAGCTCTTGCTGATGAGGATTTGCTTGAATATGTTGTTGAGATTTTTGCAAAGCGTGCGGTTATCACTGAGAACAACATGGCTTTTAAAGCTATGGCAAAAGATAAGGTAGCCAAGTCTATTTCTGCACATACAGACCTTACTGGCTCTATCATCGAGGATATTGACCCTGCTTTTGAGGATATGGTTGTAGTGCTTACCAACCAGAGCGGATTCAAGTGGATGGATTCTCAGAGATATGAGGATGGTACAAAAGTGCTTCACAAAGACCCGGTGACAGGCAAGTGGATGTTCGGCGATTACGAAGTCAGCAAGTATCCCAACAGACTTCTCAAAAATAATTCCAACGGCACAGTACCTGTGTTTTATGGTGCACTTTCTGAAGGTGTTAAGCTTCTTGACCTCGGTAAGGTAAGTTTTGCTGCTTCCGCTGATGCTGGTTTTACTCGCAATGCTACTTTAGCTCGTATTATCGAGTTTGTTGATGTTCAGCAGTTTGACGGCTCTGATGCTTGCTATTGCTACGGTGAGATTACTCTTACGGATGCAACTGCTGTTGTTGAAGACGACACAGAGGGTACAGACGGCTAAGAACATAAGGGGGTATAAAAATGACCCTTGAACGTATCAAAAACTTCCTTAAAGTGGATTTTAACACAGATGATGATTACATCCAGCTTCTTATCGATGTTGCTGATAAGTATGTAGCTCATATTCTGGGCGAGAATTACAACAAGGAAGACCCACGTGTAAAGCTTATCAAGCGAACCTTGATTTCAACGCTGTACCAGAACCGAGAGTATACAGTTCCAAAAGGAAACGAGGAGGTTCAGTATACTCTTAGAAGTATAAAAGAACAACTGGAACTGGAGGCAGACGATGAATAGAGGTATCGGCGATATGCAAGAACGCATTTCCCTTTTCTTTATCACTCCCTCAAAAGGTACCAATCCGCCCATCGAATCCGAAAAAAGGACGGTGTGGGCGGATGTGTACCATACCGGTATCAGAACTCAGGCATCTATGATGTCTGTCGGTAAAAAAATCGAGCATACTGTTGAGGTGTGGAAAGAGTCATATAAAAACGAAACCCACGCCGAATATGATGGCGTAAAGTACAAAATCGAAACCGCACTTCCCGGTAGAGATAAGTACAGACTCAAACTTTTGCTTTCAAGGTGTTAATTATATGAGTATTAATGCTTCAGAGCAGTCTTTTGAAAGTCAGATTAATGCAGCAATGAAAGCTCTGGATAATTGCGACAAATCCATTCAAGAGAGAGCGGTTCAGCTTCTTCGAGAGAAAGCTGAAAAAATAAGAGATTCTCAAAGGCATTACATACAAGGACGTTCTTCAAAACTTGCTAACCTTATTGAGGTAGGTAATCTTACTGCTAAGAGTTCGAGTAGAAGCTGGAGAATTTCAATAGGTTATAGCACAGAGGCATTAAAAGAAGGTTTTGAAGGCTTGATTATGGAGTATGGCCGTCCCGGTACAACATCAAAAGGTGTTGATACCCTCGGGCGAAAAATCGGTAAAGTTGAGCCAACACCACATATCAGAGCCGGATTTGATGCAGTCATAGATGATGTGGTTGATGAAATTGCAGATGAGCTATTCGATTTGCTTGAGGATACGTTAACGTGGTAAGGAGTGTGAAATTTGGATAACATCAATGAGCTTGTAGAAAAAGCATTATCAAACACCAATGCTGAGCTTGTTTTCGTGTATAAGGAATTGTCACTTCCTATATACGGAAATATGCCGGATTTCGGTTCAGACGAACCTGAAGCTTATATTGTATATTCACTATATAATATTCCTGTAAATCACGCTGATGATGATTATCTTGCAATTGAATATACTCTGACAGTGAATGTTTTTGTGCAAACTGGTGTTAAAGGGCTCGAAAAGGCAATTCGTTCACGAATGAAAGCAAAGGGATTTGAATATCAAGGGAGCGGCACTCCGATATATGAAACAGATTATCCGGAAAAGTGTCGCTATGTTCAAGAATATAAAATTACTATTGAGGAGGAATAACTATGTCAAATACATCAAACGCTCCTGCAAAGGCTACGGTAGGTCTTAAAAAGCTTGTTATGTGGCCTGTCGAAACCAACACAGAAACAGAGCTTGTGTTTGGTGAAGCACATGAATTTGTCAAGCAGCTGATGGGGGTGTCTCATACCCCTACAATCGTAGAAGGTTCTTTGGCTGCAGATGATGATTTCGCTGAGGAAGAGTACGAGAATCAGGGCGGAGAGCTTACTTTTGATATCACATCTCTCACTTCTGAGGAAAGAGTCTTAATTTACGGCGAAACCGTTGTTAAGGGAACCAATGTTACAAGCACTACAGACCGCCCTTCAGCTGTTGCTGTAGCATATATGACAGAGAGAACAGACGGCAAATATAATCTCGTAAAATATTTGTACGCTAAGTTCTCAGAGCAGTCAGAATCAAAGACCACCAAGAAACGTGGAGAGAAGAAATATGATACTATCCAGATTAAAGGTAAGTATCATGCTCCGCTTAAGACAGCTCAGACACGTTACACCAGACTCGGTGTTGATTTAACGGCTGACGCGGATGTAATCAAAAGTTGGTTTACCGAAGCCGATTATATTGGCCCCGATGAGGCCGCTACAACACAGACAACCTCTACCGACACAGGCGAAGACGGTTGATAAACTAATGCACAGCCGCAGAGGATATATATTACTCTGCGGCTGTTATGTTATAAGGAGATTTATATGTCACTTAAAGAATTAGATGGTTTCAAGATTCCTTTTGAAATTGGCGGAGAAAAGAAATATTTAAAATACAACTTAAATAGCCGTCTGTATCTTGAGTATATGACGGATTTTTCTAAACTTGAGCACACAGCTCCCAGTGATTGGAGCTTTGATGATATATTACATTATTTAAGAGCTATGCTTCTTGATTCTTATTTTGAGCAGAATAAAGAGTTTATTGAAGCAAGGGACTTTGCATCCTGCTTACCCAAACTTACAGATTTGGGACGTTTGCTTGACGAAATAGGCATAGAACGGCTTGTTAATAAAATACTCAATGCAATAGTAGAAAGCTTGCCCATGGCAAGTATTAACGAGGATAAGACTGGAAACCCTCAGGTGGCGGTGTAGATTGGTTATCTCTGCAAGTCTATTACTGCGACATACTGCACCGCCCGAAAATAGAATTTTATCGAGCAACACTGAGAGAAATATATATGCGTATTGAAAAATATGCAGAACTTATGGGATATAAGAAACGCGATGAAGAAATCGTGGAATATGACACAGAAGGAGTATGACAAGTGGGCAGCAATAATAGAGACCTTACTGCAAGACTTGGACTTGATTCAAGTAAGTTTAAAAAAGG